CGTTGACAATCACCGACATGGACGATGTTGGCCGGGTGACTGGTTGGGCTTTGTTTATGCCGGGTATGACGGTCACCGCTTACTACGACGGTCGTTGGCAGGTGTCGCGGTTTTCGCACACGTTGGGCAGGCTGCCGGTGGAGGTGATTCCGTACAAGCCGCGGCTTGATCGGCCGTTCGGTTCGTCGAGGATTTCCCGCGCGGTGATGGGGTTGTCGGATTCGGCGTTGCGGACGCTGTTTCGGATGGAGGTTCACGCCGAGTTTTTCTCGAGCCCGCAACGCTATGCGATGGGTGCCGACGAGTCGATGTTCGTTGATGCGGACGGGAACCCGTTGAATCAGTGGGAGGCGATCCTGGGTCGGGTGTGGGCGGCTGGCCGCGACCCGGACACCGGCGATATGCCGCAGTTGGGGCAGTTTCCGCAGTCGTCGCCGCAGCCGCACACCGACCAGTTGCGGTCATTGGCGGCGATGTTCTGCGCGGAAACGTCGTTGCCGTTGAACGCTTTGGGCATTGTTCAGGACAACCCGTCGTCTGCCGAAGCTATTGAGGCAGCCGAACGAGATCTGATTGTTGAGGCCCGGTATGCGCAGGATTGTTTCGGGCCGAGGTTGTCCAGGGCGATGGTGACGGCGGTGCAGATTCGTGACGATTTGGATGCACCGCCGGCCGAGTTGGCGAATCTGGACGCTTTATGGCGTGACCCGGAGAATCCGCCGCAGTCCGCGGCCGGCGATTTCCTGATCAAGGTTGTTCAGGCGATGCCGTGGCTGGCCGAGTCGAAGGTTCCGTTGGAGCAGCTCGGTTGGGATGCGACGACGGTGGAACGGGCCTGGGCCGATAAACGGCGCAGCACAGTGACTGGTTTGTTGACTCGTCTTCAACAGGAGCAGCAACCAGCGGATACAGCCAACGATCAGGTGACCGGTGGCGGTATCGGCGGCTGAACGCCGTTTCATTCTCGACAATCTGACAAGGTTGGTTGAGGCGGATATCCGCAACCTGTGGCGGCTAGCTGAAATTCAGTCGGATGTGGAGTTCTCCGACTATGTGATTCGGGCGTTTCCTGACATTGTGGCCCCGTATCACGAACTTGCTTCGCAAACGTCGGCAACTTTTTTTGAAGAAGACTTTCCCGATATTGCCAAAGTTCCTGTTGTGGCCGATCCGCTGCCCGAGGAAAAGCTAATCAATTCGGCGCGGTGGGCTCTTCAAGGTGACGGCAAGCAAGCGATATCTCGGATGGCGGGCACCGCGCAACGGGCAATCTATGACGGCGACCGGACTACCACCGTCGCTAATGTCGGCGAGCAGAACATGCGCTGGGTTCGGGTGGCGAGACCGAACGCGTGCGCGTTCTGCAGATTGTTGGCATCACGGACCGCGAACGGTGAAACGTATGCCGGTGCCGGGGTGAAGTTGAAGATCAACCCGGAGACGGGAAAACCGTATGAAGATCGCCGAAAAACCACTGTGGTTTATGGGCGTCGACGTTCCGGGTCTAAACGTAAAATGGCCAGTGAGTACCACGATTTCTGTCACTGCGTGGCGATAGCTATCCCGACTGGTGTCGACCCTATGGAGTATCTGGCGCGGACGGAGCCGCAGGCCGCCGAGTTGGCGCAGCAGTGGAACGACGAATATCTGAAGGCCCGCGCCGACGCCGGAACCGGCGACACCAAACAGATTTTGTCGTCCTGGCGGAAACAGGAAGGCGTCGAGGTTTACACACCGAAACGTAAACCCGCCGCTACCGGCGACTTAACGCCGGACGTTCCATCGCCGACTCTGCTACCTCAACCGGCAGTAAAATTGCCGCCACCGGCGCCGAACGAACCGCCGCCTATCGGCGAAGTCCTCAGTAGTCCCGCTGATGCCATTGACCGCATCAACTCCGAGGCGTTGGCGGCGCTGGAAGCCGGCGACGATGCGCGCGCCGACGAATTGTTCGCTAAAGCTCTGCAACTCGAGTCGGCGGAACAGAAAAAAGCTGCACGCGCGGCAGCCAGGGCGGCGCGCCGGGAAGCCAAAGACGCCGCTAAACAGCAACGCATCTTTGACTTGGTTGAGCAGGGATGGCAGCCGGACCAAGCCGAATCGGAAGTGTACGGACGATCGTTGGATTTCATTCGGCGCCGCGATTTCATGTCGGCTGCCCGCGCATCCGGTCACGTCGGGGAACGCTTCGACGATCTGGTTGCCTCCATGCACGCCGACTACGTCGCCGAACAGTATTGGAAAGCGGAAGCCGCAACAAACGGCTACATGATTCGCCGCGAATATGTTGGGAAATTCAATCCTCAAAGGTTGTGGTCGGTGAATGATGCGACCGCCCGCAGAGTGATGTCCGACGAGATGGCAGCCTGGTTCGACGCAAACGGTGGACGGATCACCCGATCGGTGTATCGACAAGCCGTGCTGGATGGCAGTAGCGTATTTGATGTGGCTATGCAGCAGGACTTCCTGCGATGACGCCGGAAGATTTGAAAGCCGCCGCTGTCGAGGGCAGATCGGCTGAACCGGGTGCCGTGAACCCCTACATCGGTGATGATGTGTTGGCCCGCGCATGGCACAGCGGATACCGGCGGATGTTGTCTGAGATGTTGAAAAACTCGCCTCAATACCGCGCATTTGTTGACGCGCAAAAATAATCACCACTGACTGTCTAAACCATTCCAAAACAATTTTTGGAGTGGTCTAGATGTGTTCCCGCCGCAACGGCTGGGCGCAAACCCGCAACGGGATAGATAGGAAAAACACCATGTCTGATGAGGACACAACAGCGGAAACCGCAACGGAGACCGTTGAGCCCGAAGCCACCCCGAAGCCGACCGAAACGGTCAACTTCTGGAAGCAGAAGGCACGCGAACAGGAGAAGAAGGCCAAGGAGAACGCCGCAGCCCGCATGGAGCTGGACGAACTCAAGAAGGCTCAACTTTCCGTCGAGGAGAAACTGGCTGCGGAGCTGGGTGAGGCAGCGCAACGCGCCACCCGCGCCGAAGCTGAAGCCATGCGCTGGCGTATCGCCGCCAAGCACGGCATCTCCGATGAATACGCTGAACTGTTCCTCACCGGTTCCGACGAGGAAACCCTGTCCAGGCAGGCCGAAATGCTCGCCGCGGCAGTGAAACCCTCAAAAGGAACTCATGTTCCGGGTGTCGGCAATCAGCCGTCCACCCCATCCCTCGCGGATCAAATCCACGCCGCCGAGTCTTCCGGTGACTACCAGTTAGCCATCAAGTTGAAGACGCAGAGGTTGGCCGAGTTGGCCCGCGAAAAACGCTGAAAAGAAGGAAGGTTAACTGATCATGGCTGGTATCACCGGTCTGGGCACAACCTACAACCTGCCCAACTATGTGGGGGAGTTGTTCAACGTCTCCCCCGAGGACACCCCGTTCCTGTCCGCTATCGGCGGCCTGACCGGCGGTGTGGCCGTCAACTCGACGGTGTTCACCTGGAGCCAGTACGACCTGCGGGACGCTGACGAGACCCGTCAACGTCTTGAGGGTGCCGACGCGCCGACCGCCGAGGGCCGGGTCCGGGCGGCCGGGTCGAACGTGCTGGAAATCCACCAGGAACAGGTGTCGGTGTCCTACACCAAGCAGGCGGCGACCAACCAGTTCGCCGGCACCGCACCGTTCGTCGGCGGCATGAACGAGGTCACCGACGAACTGGCCTGGCAGCTGCAGCAGGAGTTCAAGCAGATCGCACGCGATGTGGAGAAGTCGTTCATCTCGGGCACTTACAGCCTGCCGGAGAACAACTCCACAGCCCGTTCGACCCGCGGCCTGCTCGAGGCGATCGAGACGAACGTGTCGGACCTTTCGGGTGCCACCCTCACCACGGGTGACGTTCTCGATCTGATGCAGTCGGTGTGGGAGAACGGCGGCATCCAAGAATCGGAGACCCGCACCCTGATGGTGAACGCCACCCTGAAGCGCAAGCTGACCGGGCTGTTCATCACCGGAGCGAACTACGGCGCCTACCAGGAGACGTCCCGCAACGTCGGCGGCGTGAACCTGCAGACGTTCGAAACCGATTTCGGTCGGTGCAACATCGTGCTGTCCCGGTATGTGCCGGCCGACACGATCATCGTCTGCTCGCTGGAGGACTGCGCCCCCGCGTTCCTCGAGATCCCCGGCAAGGGGCATTTCTTCGCGGAGCCGCTCGCCAAGACCGGCGCCAGCGAAAAGGTTCAGGTCTACGGCGAGATCGGTTTGCGGTACGGCAACGAGAAGAAGCACGGCAAGCTCGTTGACGTGGCGGTTGCGGGCAGCTGATGGCGCTGGCATCCGATTCTGATGTTGAGAACGCTTTGGGGCGTTCTCTCACCGAATCTGAGGATGTCTCCACCTTGCTGGAGGAGGCATCGGATTTGGTGGTGGGCTATCTTGGCTACACCCCAGATCCGGTGCCTTCCCCGGTAGCTCGGGTGGTCGCCACGATGGTGACGGCTGTCCTGAACAAGCCGACGACGACTACCGCCAACTATGACGCCACCGGCTATTCGACATCAACCGAGTATGCGCAGGTGACTGTCGGAGTCGAGTCGGCCACCTCGTCGGGGCCGTGGTTGACTGCAGCGTTGAAAATGCGGCTCAAACCGTTCCGAACATTCGCCACCCGCTCGGTGTTCTCCATCAAAACGGATTACGGCTCATGATTTTCGTGGAGGCGGTCGATTCGTCGACCATCGAGTTCGACACGGCAACCCGGTTTTCCACCGACGAACACAACAACCTGGAGATTTGGGTTGGCCCGCAGGGCGACAAGCTCGTTCAGGTGTTCGCCCAGGGTGTGTGGCGCACGGTGGGAGTCGACGATGAAGATTAAGTGGCGCGACGACAGCCTTTACGAGATGCGTAGCCTGCCGAAACTGGTTGCCCTGCTGGAGGGCATCAGCGGGAACATCGCCGACCGGGCCAATGAACAGCTTGAGGAAGAGGGCTATTTCACCGGTTCCCGGCAGGGCGCCCGCAAACCGTATGGCCGGTGGCGCACCTCGGTGGTGACCGGCACGGGTGAGGCGATGCGCGACGACGCGAAAAACAACACGCTGCTGCGGGAACTGAACGGCAGCCGGTTCTGATGTATGTGTGGCCGACGCCGAAACCGGCGCTGAAAACAGCGATCGCGATCATCGCCGACGCGTTCGGTGTGTACGCCTCGGTGTCGGCGAACATGCCCCGTCAGTTGCCGGTGCGGTTCGTTCGGGTGGACCGGATCGGCGGTTCCCGACCTAACCCGGTCACCGATTCGGCCCGAATCCTCATCGAGTGTTTCGGCCCGGACCCGGAGACGGTCGAATCCATGTGTTCCACGGTGGATGAGGCGATGCACAACGCGATCGGCACGATCGTCGATTCGGTGTTTGTGCGGGATTGGGGCAACATCAACGGCCCGCTGCGCCGGCCCCACCCTGATTTGTTGTCGGTGGTTCGGATGCAGGTCGACGGTGACCTGCTGTTGTCGACATCCACCCCGGCCGCTGTCCCGCCGGGCTCATAACTGAAAACCACAATCGAACACATAACTGAATAACAACCCATTCAGGCCGGTCCATGTTTGCCTGAAAGGGGCAAGACAATGGCGGATTCAACTCTCATCTGGGCGCCTACACGCCCCACCGACGCCGGCGTGTTCTACCGGGCACCGCTGGGCACCCCTCTTCCCACGACCGCTGACGAGCCGCTCAACGCGCTGTTCGTCGACCACGGCTGGCTCGGCGAGGACGGCATCACCTTGATGGTGAACCGCGCCAACACCAAGCACTACGCGTTCGGCTCGGATCTGGTGAAGACCACGCAGGACAACTACGAGGAATCGCTGCAGTTGACGCTGCTGGAGTCCGACCCGGACGTCCTCGAGACGGTGTTCGGGGCCGATTCGGTGACCCTCGGTGTGGATGGTGGCGGTAACCGCACCATTTCCATCGCTCACTCGTCCAAGCAGCTGCCGCGCAGCAGCTTCGTGGTGGAAGTGGTGGACGGCAACAAGATTCGCCGCCTGGTGGTGCAGGAAGGCATGGTCGTCGACCTGTCCGATGTGATGTACAAGCACAACGATCTGTTGAGCTACCAGATCACCATCGACTGCTACAAGCCGGCGACGGGTAACAGCGAAGCGGTGCTGGAGTACATCTCCGATGCCGGTTCTGCTGCGGGTTCCTAACCCCCATAGACGATTCGGTGGGGTAGTTGAACCTGGACCGGCCTGACTGCCCCACCGAATCTCCCATCCTGTCACCACAAGGTCGGTCCACTCAACAAACAAATGAAAGGTCGGTCCCCCAATGTCCACCCCGATTATTGGCCCCAACGACAAGCGCACCAAAGTCGTCATCACCCTGCCGTTCGACGAGAACGGGGATGCGGCGTTCGACGAGAACGGCAAACCAGTCGGCGGCCGCACACCGGTCACGTTCACGGTGCCCCGGTTCGATTTCATGCCGCGCCCGCAGTTCCGGGACATGATGAAAACCATCGACGCGATCAGCAATGACGGCGACGAAAACCGCACCGAACACGACCGCTCCTACGAAATCATTTTGGCGACGCTGCGCCCGTTCGTCGACGACCAGGTGTACACGATCCTCGCCGACATGCCGATGGGTGTGCTGGAGCAGATTTCCACCGACTGGAATGAGGCGTCAGCGGTCCCTTTGGGACAATTGCGGGGATCGACAAATTCATCGAAGACCACGAAGGGGCGGTCAACTTCGACCTCCTCCGACACGGACTGAGGCTGGGCGATCTCGGCTACACCCTGTCGTGGGTGGATGTCCGGGATTTCATTCAGCATCTTCCCCCGGACGGGCAGTCCGCGATTTTCCGGGAGCAGCACCCGAAGTCGTGGTGGTGGACCGCCGAAATTGATTTCCTGGCGGCGATCCTGCACACGGTGCAGCTGGCGAACTGGCAGCGGTCCGGCAAGGGTCAGCAACCCAAACCCATTAAACGTCCCGAGGATCGGCCCACCGGCCGGCGGGGCGGCACCTTCGAGCCGCAGTCGGCGGCGGATTTAGCGGAGCGACGTAAACAGATGCGCGAACGACACAACAAGAAGGCGGTGACGTAGTGGCGATTGAGTTGGGCACCGCCTACGTCAGCGTTGTGCCGTCGACGGGCTCGTTCAAGCAGGAGTTGCAGAAACAGCTCGACGGCATGGGTTTCGAGTCGTCGTTTTCCAAGTCCGGGAAGAAAGCCGGGCAAGGATTCGGGAAAAGTTTCGGCTCGGAGTTGTCGTCGTCGCTGCCCGGTGTGGGTGCCATCAAACAAACCCTGTCCAGTTATGAGGGTGCGGCGGCGAAAACCGGTGCTTTGGCGGGGAAGGCGTTGGGGACGGCGTTCAAAGCTGCCGCCACCGCCGGGATCGCGGCGGCCGGCTACACCCTGTTCAAGGGTTTTGAACGG